CTGAGCGGTCCCCTCTGCCATTGAGGATATCGGGGGTGCTATGTGTATGCCCCCATTCGATTTAACCAACTTCACGTGCCCGCATTTCACTTCACTTAGTTTCTTACTTATGGGTCCTAGTAAGTGCATCGGTCCCTGTTCCTGGCCGGGATGTACGATCAATGGGTCATCGACGGTCAAACCGTAAGGTACCCTGCTTTCCATAGATTGCTCGTGTTTTATTATCTCATACGGACAAAAGTTTGGTAGGGAGTTTTGATAGCCGTAGTGATTGGACTTGTCAAATTTGTCTGTGGTTGTGTACTTATCATATTGGTCACTGTGCTCATTAGGAGACTTACCGGACACATATCTATCGGAGATGGAGAAGCTGTCCTTCTCCTGGGATCCTAACGAGTCATAGTCCACTTCAACCCTGGTGACTTCTTTCAGAGGTAGTACTACGTTATTGGCGCGTGCCAGTTGCCTTACATAATGTTCTTGCACATACTTAAAGAACAATTTGGAACACGACGCTGTCGCTTTCATCGTGTCTACATGGCTCTCGCACATTTTGAGGTATTTTATTACTATGTCTATGCTAGCCTCCTTGGTTTTTGTGAGGAAGGCCATGTACACGCAAAACATTTCCTCATCATCACTCATAGGCGCCTCAACGATTTTGGTCAGAGACTATATCTTCCTAAATATCTGGTTTTTCCACTCTGAAGGCGTCATTGAGCACTTCTTTGGAGTGAATTTCAGCCACGGGTTGTCTTTCCTCTGCACAACCACTTCGGGCTTGTTGTTATAGTTGGTCTTGGAGCTTACTCTTTTCTCCGGTGATAGTGACTCAACTATATAGCAATGGCTCCCAGATACTACTACACTGTAATCACCTAAGCCATCGCTCAATTTCACTGTTTTACCTTTGTCATATGAAATCAACTGGGTGTTCATCATGAGGCACGGTGATGCTAGTAAAGATAGTAGACAGTTTCTGTCCTTAGATATGTTCAGCAGTGCCGCCTCCAAGGCCTGGCTTATTTTATGGTCTTTAACGCCGCCGTTCTAATTCATGATCGTTCTCAAGGATATATATGCGCAATATCCATCTGGCATAGACCATACTCTGTGCCTCCCGTCGCATCTGGAGATGTTTTCCGCAGTGTTTTCCGAGGATACGTAGGTTGTCCAAGCCTCACTTAAATTCATTTCTGATATCTTGCTCATATCTTTGTGCTCCCTCATCACGGATGCATATTCGGAGGCTGCTAGGTCCAGATGGAATTTGCACACAGAACCCTGCGAGTGAGGTCTTTCTTTATGCATGCGCACACACTCGCTGCACTTGGCAATGCGCTGGTATGTGTCCGGATCTAAATCACCTTCGTGCCAAGACAACAGGTTATTGTATTCGTTCTTTGAAGGTTTCATCTGAACTCCTAAATTCTGGAAATGTTTTT